TCAATAACTTTATTTAATAATTTATTTTGATCTTTGTAATTATTTAATTCTCCTAATACAGAATTATGTTCTTTAGATAAATCATTAATTAATTCTTTAATTAATGATTTATTATTATTATTATTATTATTATTATCTTTTAGTTCTAATATTTGATTAGTCAATATTTTATTATTATCTTTTAATTCTAATATTTCATTAGTTAACTTATTATTATTATCTTTCAATTCTAATATTTCATTATTAGATATTAATGGTTCAATACCTTCCAAAAATATTTGTTCATAATTAAAACTATAATCAAATATATAAGGTTTATTAAAATTAAACATATTAATTACATTAGAACAATAATATTTTATAATTAAAATTAAAATATAGGTATTACATATATCATATCTGATTGTATAATTCTCGATAGAAGAATAATGGTCACTAAGTCTATTATTTTCATCTAAAATATAATAAATATATAATAGATATATTAATACTTTATCAATATTTAAATCATGAAATAATATTAAATGTATTATATTAATATTTTTATTATATAATATATATTGAGTTGATTCAAGGGAACTGGATCTAATTATACTATCCGTATGGGGCATAGTTCTGGGTGAAATGTTTATTTTATATAGGTTAGATGGTTTAACTAAAGTGTGATAGTCATGGTTAAATCCACGTATATTTGATATATCTGGACGATAATTCGTACTTATCATATTAATAAATTTTATATTTGTAAAATATAAATTATTATTACAAACTATACTATAATCTTTAATATTTTTATAATTTAATAATTCTATTATTAATTTCTTTTTATTTAATTTCTTTATATTATTTAATATATTTTCAAATAGTATTATATTATGATCTTCTTCAGATTCCTTGCAATACATTAATTTTATTTTAGGTAAATCACTAATAGATTTAATATTATCTTTAATAATTATTGTTTCCATATTTAATAACTAATAAAAATTAATTAGTTATTAATAAAAAAATCAATTTTTATCACACTCATCAATTATATAAATGATATGGATTTATTATTTATATAATTCTATATTTTTATAATATTCAATTTCATTTTTATATTTTGATATTACATCATCAATATGCATTTGTTTTGAATTAATTAACTTATTAAACATTGTTCTAAATTCCTTTTGCTTTTCTCTTAAGATATCTATTTTTGTTTTAGGAATGTCTAAATATAATATATATGTGTGAATTCTTGGTAAAGAATATGGAATAAATCCTTTATTATTTTTATAATTTTCATAGTTTTGAAGATCCAATAAATATTTATTAATATTTATGTTATTATATTTTATTTTATCAATAATAGGTTGTATTTTAGATAAAAATGGATGATATTCATATTTTAATAATTCAGTATATTCATCATGAGATATTTTAGTTTCATCTACTAAAAATTTAATAAAATCTATATTTGTATTAAATGTTATTATATTATTATAGTGATGGTCATTCGCAGATGTACCTGTTTTATAATTAGTTTGTAGACCATCGTATAGTTTTTCTAATATATCCATATCAATACTAATAATTTCAGGCTTTTCATTTTTTATTGCATTAATAATGATTTCTTTACTTTGAGATATTAATAACTGTTTAAATTCATCCATATTTTTTATACCCATTGATTTATTACAACTTTCACATATTGGTTTTAAATTATCAATATTTGTTAAACCACCATTAGCCTTAGCAATAATATGACCTGTGTGAAATTTTAATTGTGTAATATCAGTAATATTACAACATGAACATTTAGCTTTTCCAATTTCTTCACCTATATATTTATTCCACACAGCAATTTTTAATGCTTTTGGTATAGTTTTCTTTTCTAGAGAATCTATATTAACTTTTTTAGGAGACATTATTATGTTATTATAAATTTATAATAACATAATTTGTCTTCAATTTTTATTGCAATCATCAATTATATCAGTTAATATTTTATTATTATTTTCTATATCAGTAATTTTATTAGTTAATAATGTAATATAATTTTCTAATTTTTTAATAACTTTAGTTAATAATTTATAATTATTTTTATAATTATTTAATTCTTCTAATACAAAATTTTGTTTTTTAGATAATTCATCATTTAAAATAATGATGATATTTAATTTTTCCTTTAATTTATTAATTTTATTATCTTTTTTTTCTATTTTTAATTTTAATTTAATATTATACTTTTTATTTAATTCTAATTGATAATCATTAAAATATTTAATACATTTTTCTAATAATATATAATATTTAGCATATTGTTTTGTTTTTAAAGTTCTTATTAAACATATTTTAAAAGCTATTGGATGCAAATAATATTCATTTTTAATAGAAGTACTACCTTGGGATTTAAACTCAGAAACGTTTCTGAGCTGATAGTCTTCATTTTCTATAAACTGATATTTGTTAATTAAATTTTTAATATATGTAGTTCCTTTTAATAATGGAACTACCTCATATTTTTGAAGCATATTATAGTGAATACAACATTTATCTTCACTAACTAATTCAATAAAATCATTAATAAAATTAATATCAATATTATAGATTATATTAATTTCTTTAACATAATCTATAATATTAAGAAATAATTGATTATTAATTAAGTATTGATTATAATCTTGAATAGTTTTATAATCTACCATTAATTTAATAAAAATTAATATTTTTAAAATTTTTTTTATATTAATAGTTTTTTAATAATAGTATTATCTAATAATTATAGATAAAATTTATTAATAAATTTATTTTGTTTGCATTAATAAAGTTAAGCATATTCAAAATAAATATAATTTATATTTAATAAATTATATAAATTAATGCTATAATTTATAGCATTAATTCTTCTTTCTAAAGGTGATCCAGAATTTTTTTTTGATATATTTTTAATTTTTTTTTCTAAATGTAATGATATATTTTTTGTTAAATTATGTATAAATCCATAATATATCCATTTACCATTATCTATATTCATTGTTGTATATTTTGCACCTCCTGATAATATATTATTATGTTGTTTTATTCTTTTATTAATATTATTAGTAATACCTATATATGTTTTATTATTATTAGTGTTAACTAATAAATATACACAATAATTATTATTTATCATTTAATATAAATATATATTTTTTTTTAATTTACCATACATTTATTAATATATCATTAATACACCTCTATTTTAATATAAAAAAGATATAGTAATATATGCTGTATTAATGATAATATTTAATTAATTTTTCTTTTAATACCTAAATTTTACATAATATTTATATTATTATTATTAATTCATTAATTGTTAATCTTTTAAAAAGTTTTTAGATGGATTGATTTTATTAATAAGCTTAAGCTTTTTAATTCTTGTATATTATTAATATATGTAGTTTGTAATTTTTTAGTATATACATTTTTTATTCTTTCAACTTTATAAATATTAACAATAAATGTCATAATGATATAATACTCATATTTTTTACTTTGTATTGATGCTAATAAACAATACTGTATTAAATAATTTATATTAAATATTATTTTTACAATATTTAATATAAATTTTTCTTCTTTGTAATAAATTCTAATTATATTTTCAAATCTTTCCATTAATTTAATTGTTAGTTAATATATGTATACCAAATTTTATTAATGATATAAATAATGAAAATTTTAGAATAAATAAATTAAATCAAACTAATAATTTATAATAATAAAGATATTTAAATACATTTATACATTCTAGAATATTTTTATTTTATAAATTATTAATTCATAATTCATTAGATAGATAGCATTATAATATAAAAAGAACATTTCTAAATTAAATTATTATAATTATGAAAATATATAATTATTAAATATATTACATGTTGTTATATGATAAAAAACCAAAAATAATAAAAATTTATTATTTTTGATTTTTTATCATCATGTAGATGACAACTAAATGCTTAGCACAGTAACCTTCGAAAAGGTCGCTGGGTTGCCAATCCAACTCGCATCACCTACCGGACCACAGCCTTACTGCTCTGTATCTTTGAACAGAGGTTCGGTGAGCTGAAAAAAAGGAAACTGGATGTCCTCATGTAAACGTCATTTGACTTGCATTTAGCTTATCTAATATTTCTTCAAACAGAAGTTGGATAAGCTAAATGCAAAAAGCGAAAAAAATGTCATTCTGCAGACATCACTAGTTAAACTGTCGCCACACTTTTGATTATTTGACAATCGTTCTTGAGTGCTTCGTAGTTGGCTCTGCAGGTCTTCCAACTTTGTCTGGTTTGTTTGAGTTCTGTACAAATTTCATCGTAACGAATTTGAACATGTTCGTACTGTTCTTCCAGATATAGCAGTTGGTCATCTATCATTTCTTGTGTCATTCCTGGAAAATTATTATCTGCGAGAGATATGATTTCTATCATATCATGTCCAATGGCTTTCATTGTACCTTTGAGTTCGTATTTAAGTTGAATCAATTCTATGAGTTGACTCGTCGTATCTACTTTGTTTTTGCGCGATGCCAGCAACTGAAGATCAATCCGCGTTTTCACAATTTGCAGTACTACGAGTGCGGACATGATGTCAATATAACGTGGTGAACAAGGCCGCGAGGTACTCTTGAGCCAAAATGGCTACGGTAACTAGATTATATCTTTAGGATTATACTAATATTTATTATTTCAATTTTTTTTATAAAGCAAAAATCTTTTAATTTATATTAGATAATTTTGAAACAAATTTTAAAAACTCTAGGATATAAATAATATCCTAAATATTCCTCGGTATAATCTTTATTTATTATATAATCAGATACATTTTGAATATATAATGGATATATTAAATTTATTGATTTCTTTATTAAATTCTCAAGATAAAATAACTTTGCTATTTTATCAATAGATATTTATCTATTAGCTATATTGTATACTATTATATTTATATTCATTACTTTTATTAAATTTAAGTGATGAAAAATATAAATTATTATTACTACAATATAATCTTTACTAATTTTATTATTAAATTTCTTTGATTCAATTCATTTATACTATCTAATATATTAAATAAATCTACTATATAACAATTTTCTTCATTACTAAATATTCTTTTAGGTAAATTACTAATGATTTAATATTTTCTTTAATAATTATTAATTCATATCTAATACATCAATTTTATTGATTTATTAGATATTTCTTTATTATTATCAATATATTTTTACATTATCTAATAAATATTTTTTATATTTATCTAAAAATTCTTCTAACTTTTATCTACATTATTTTAATTAAATAATTAATAATCATATACTTCATATTTTTGGAATAAATTAAACATATTTTAAATGCTTTAGGATGTAAATAATATTCGATTTTATTACCTCCGCCAGAATTAAACCCACAAATATTGGCGGATTTTAAATCTTTATTTACATTAAAAATTATTTTGTTCTAGTAATCTTTTAATAGTAATATATCATATTTTCAAGTATTATTAAAATATATTTGCTAATACTATAAAAGTTAATATTTATACGAATATGTAAAAAATATTTCTATTATAATAACTTCATTTCTTACATATAAAAATTATTAGCTATAAATATATTATTATATTCTGATAGCTTTTTTATTAAAATATACTGTTTAATACTTTTTTCTATAGATCTATAATTATTATATTATATATCTATTTATTAATTAATAGTTAAATGCTAATTATCAAATTTAACAAATATATTTAAAAATAATATTATTATATAAACAATATATATAAATTAATAAAAATAAACCATATTATACTAAACTAATTATAAATATTTTTAATTATATCATATACTTCATATGGTGATAAAATTAATATTACTAATCACACATGCTTTCATTAATTAATAAAACCAAGAAAATAAAATTATTTTTTTGATTTTATTGTAGTTTCAACAGTTGTTTATGTTGATCACTTCTTGCTGTTTCTACTTTTGTGACAGCATTAACTGCTGTATGTACATACACTTCTGCCATAATAGCAACAGCAGTTGTTTTTGCAACAGCTGCCATTGCAACACCATAAGCTGTTGCAAAAACAGCAGGTATTGCACTTGCTGTTTTTCTTGCTGCTCTTGCTGCTGCAACAGCTTCTGATGTTTCTGTCGATTATGTTTCTGTTGCTGTTGCTTTTCTTGTAGCAGTAGTTGTAGCTTTTGCTGCTCTTCCCACTTTTTTTGCCACTGCTCTTGCCACAGCAGTTGTTGTTGTTGATGCTGTTGCTGCTGGTACCACTGCTCTTGCCATATATACTGCAGCTCTAGCCACTGCTGTTGTTGAAGCTTCTGTTGCTCTTGCCATTGCAGATGTTGCAGCTTTAGCCACTGCTGTTGTTGTTGCTTCTGTTGCTGCTTCTGTTGCTGCTTCTGTTGCTGCTTCTGTTGCTGCTGTTGCTGCTTCTGTTGCCACTGCTCTTGCCATTGCTCTTGCCACAGTTGATGCTGCTTTTCCCATAATAGTTGCTGTCTTTGCCACTGCTGTTGCTGCTGTGGCATCTGTTGCATTTTCATTTCTTCATCATACAGATCTGCCCAACAATTTTTTTGCTGCAATTGCGGCATGTTCATTTTTTGGTGTGAAGACCTATCAGTTGATCAAGCTTTGAACCCTAGAATTATCGAGGGCTACAGTACTATGTATTTATGTATGCAATATCATATAATTAATTTTTCAATTTTTTATCCTTATTTTTAGATGTTTAAGATGGTATTTCAATATTATCTAATAAATATTCTTATCTAAAAAATTTTCCTATTTCTGTCTAATATTATTATCATTCATTATATTATTTTTATAATTTGTTTTTTGAGTTGATAACCATAGTCCTAATCTTTTTTCATTTTTATTTTTAGATGAATTTGATGGTGTTTTTTATAGGTTATATTTGTTAACTTCTTTTAATTTATCATCTATATTTCAACATTATTTAATAAATATTCTTTATACTTATTTAAAATTTTTTTCCATTCCTGTCTAATTTCATTATTTTGTTTTTATCTTTATAATTTGTTTTTGAGTTGATAGCCAACTTCTTAATATTTTATTATCCTTATTTTTATATATATATTAGATGGTGTTTTATTTTTGATATCAATATATTTTTTAATTTCTTTTAATTTATCATACCATGGCTTCAATCTATATAATTTTATTCTTAATATTTTAATTTTATTAAATAAAATCAAGAAAATAAAATTATCTTTTTAATTTTATTTAATAAAATTAATATTTGTCTATGGTAATCAATGCTTTAGTAGTGATTGCAACAGTGTCCACTGCTGATTCTGCTTCTGCAACAGTTGAAGCTGTTCTTGTTTTTGATATTGGAATAATTGTTGTACTTCCATTTGTCGATATAGTAGTTGCTGTTTCTGATGCTCTTGCAGTTGCAGCTGATGCAACTGTTCTTGCTGCAACAGTAGTTGCAGCTTCTGTTGCTCTTGCTCTTGCCACTGCTGCAGTAGCAGCTGCTGCAGCATCTGTTGCTTTTCTAGTAACTGCTCTTGTAACAGATGCTGTTGTTTTTGCAACAGATATTGCTGTTTTTGCCACTGGTGTAGTTGCTGCTTCTGTTGCTTTTCTTGTTGCATCAATAGTTGTTGTGTTTGCTGCTCTTGCTCTTTATTTTCTATTTCTTCATTGTACAGATCTGTCCAGGTACGTTTTTGTATTTGCTGCTCTAGCTCTTTATTTTCTATTTCTTCATCGTACAGATCTGCCCAGGTACGTTTTTGTTGCGGTTGCTGCTCTAGCTCTTTATTTTCTATTTCTTCATCGTACAGATCTGCCCAGGTACGTTTTTGATGCGGTTGCAATGTGTTCATTTTTTTGTTATTTCTGGACAAAGTTTTGAACCTTAGGATTCCCAAAGGCTCCGGTATTAAATATATATGTATACAATAAGTATATATTTAATTTTTCATTTTTTTTTATTTATATATATGGCATTTTTGTTTTAATTATTATTTTTACTATATTTTTTATATTTACAATCTATTCTGATAATTATTAAAATATTATCTATATTTGGATGTAATTTAGGATTATAAATCCTTACTATTATTGGCATGACTTAATATTATCTAATAAATATTCTTTATATTCATCTAAAAATGTTTCCCATTCCTGTCTAATTTCATTATTTGTCATTATATGTTTTTTATTTTTATAATTGTTTTTTTGATATAATAACCATGATCCTAATATTTTTTCATCTTTATTTTTAGATTTAGATGATGGTGTTTTATTATAGTCATCAATATATTTTTTAATTTATCATACCATGACTCTGATCTATATAATTTTATTCCTAATATTTTAATTTTATTATTTTCTATCTTTTCATTATTAAATTTAATTCGTTCTTTTATATTTTTATATTTATTAGATATTGATAAATAATTAATTTTAGTATTAAAATCTATATCATATTCTTTGATAGAACTAATATAATCTAAACATTCATTAATTTCAGTACAAAATAAAAATATTTTTGCTATTTTTTTATTTTGATATCTCATAGCTCTACTCATTCTTTGAATATTTTTAATTTTTGATGATGAAATATAAGTCATATAAATAGAATTACAACTAGGTATATCTATAGCTTCATCTAATATATAAACATTTAATAATAATGATATTTTAGTAGATTTATTAAATTCATCTAAAATTTTATTTCTACTAGAATAAGAATTATTACAAGTTATTTTATCAATCCAAACATCATAATAGTAATAATTATTATTAATTTTATTAAATTCATTAATAAAAATATCAATATCTTCATGACATTTCATATAAACAATCATTTTCAATGTTCCAGAAGATTTAATAGCTTCTATTAAAAACTGTATTTTTAATAAATAATCATTTAGAATATTTAATTCTTTTATTTCATTATCTAATTCTTCATTATTAAAAACAGGTAGATATAATTGGTAATCTGATATATATTTATTAGTTATAGCTTCATTAAATGTCATTTTATAAATATAATCACCAAATATTTCATTAATATCAATATCATGATTATTTTCTAAATCATATATTCTTGGTGTAGCAGACATATATAATTTTATAATATTATTATTATTAATTAATTTATTAATATCATCATTCTCATTATAAATATTATTATATGAAAAATTATGAAATTCATCAAAAATAATTATAATATTATTATCTATTAAATTTATTTGATTAATAATATCACATGATTTATAAGTAGCTGATAACAATATATTATCATTATTTTTAATAAATTCATTAATTATATTAATATTTCTAGTTCCATCAGAATCAATTAATAATGATTTTCTATTATTTTCATACATTAAAAATCTATTAATATTCTGTTGTGCATATTGTTTTAATGGTGTAATCATAATAACAATTTTAAATTTCATACCAATATAACAACTAATTAATGTTTTACCAGTCCCACAAGGTAAACTTAAAATTCCAGAATTATTATTATTATTAATATAATATTGATTAGCTATATTAATTATTTTTTCTTGATAATCATATAATTTAAATATATTATTGTTTTCATTAATTATCATTTCTTTTTTAATTAATTTTATTCTTTCATTATTATTATATTCAATTGTAATTTTTTTACTTAATTTATTAGTGTAATAAATTTGACCAATTTTATCAGTATGTTTACACATAATAAAAAAGAATCCACTTAAATCATCAATTTAATAGGTTTATTAAAATTTTTACATTGAACAATAATACATTCATCATTTTGATTTATATATATTATATCAGTTCCAATATCTTCTAATTTATTAATATTATTAGTTTTTCTATTTAATCTAGTATCATGGATTGAATTAATAAATCCATATGTAAATAATATATCTTCTGGTATATCTTTCCATAAATAAGAAATTTTAATATTATTATTAGAATTTAAATAATCATTAATAAAAATTTCATATTGATACCCTTTAATAATATTATTCATAGTTATAAATAAATTATTAATGTTTTAAATAATAATCTTTCATTTTTTCAAATAAATAAATAATTAATGTATAATAATATTTTACTTTATTATTAAATTTTTTTCATTTATAGCCTTTACATATTAAATTAAATTCACATGCAGATTTTAATGTTTTTCTTAAAATTTTATATTCTTTTATAACATCTTCTATAGATGAATACATATTAATAATATTATTATTAATAGGTGTAGTTGTTGTATTTGCGTTCTATCATGTATTAACCAGCTCAGAAACGTTTCTGAGCTGGTGCAGCACAATTTGGAGAAAAAAACGATTTAAAGAAAAAATAACATTATATAACAGAATATGTCAGAAATTGATAAAGATGAAAATTTGATTTCATGTTCTAGGTGCCATGTTAAATATCATAACACCTCAGAAAGTATAAGTAGAAATTTTGGGTATAAGAGATTAGGGGACAGATATAAATTATGCATTAAGTGTAGGGCTTCAACTAATATAAAAGAGTGTTGTGTATGTATGAAACGACTAAATAAACAGAATATCATGGAAATTAAATGTAATCATGGTATTTGTAAAAGTTGTGTTGAGACGATTTGGTATTCAAACAATAAACCACACATATTTAAATGCCCATTGTGTAGAAAAGAATATTCTAGCGCTGGAATTGATTTTTTACACCCTATAATTGGTAAAGTTGTTTTCAAAAATAATATAGAAAGTGGTTTAGAGGAGGCAAACCACTTATTTTTCTATTCCGGTAAAATGGATCTAAAGTTTGATAGATTATCCGAAAGCTTTAACATTGATGATATCTGGCTTAAGAAAATGAAAATACTATTTAAAATACTTTTTATGTATATGAGGTCTGATACCATGACTAAACCATTAGTATTGTATATGTATAAAGACAGAGATCACTCTTTTACACTAAAAACGAAGAAACCTAAAGATGATGATGAACTAATTGACGAAAGTTATTTTGAAAACTATTTGAAACAAGAAGATTGGATAGTATTAAGATTTCTATATGAATCAACTGATATTAGATCTTGGATTGAGGAAATAAAGACATTATCCACTTAGTTGATAATTAATTTAACCACATAATATTTAATAAAAAACCATCAGCGGTTTTTTATTAAACATTAATCAAATTCGCTATACGTTGAATAAAGATGTTCTTTAAGTTTTCTCATATGTATCCGAGTGTTTGCGTGTCTTGCTTTTTTATCCTTTGCTATATCTTTATTGCAGATCTCGCAATGGTGTTTAACTCCCTTTAATTTCTCTTGGTAGTATTTTTGAAAATATAACGGATCCTTTGGCTTCGTTGATTTAACTCCATCAGATAGCTTTGAATCCATATTATTAGTATCATTATTGTCAATCTTATTCTCAGTGATTAATAACATCTATTATTATTATTTAATATCCCTTTAAGCCGATTTAAATAAAAAACGGCTTTTCATAAATGGCTTAAAGGGATATCGCGGTAATATAATATATAAAATATGAGTTATAATATAGAAACTATGCCAAGAAAAAAAGGAAGACCTTCAACGAAATTAAGTAAGCTTAACGATATTAAAAACGCAGTAAGCAATGAGGATATTAAACTTATCAGGTAATTAATTATTATTTTTAAAATATTTGTTTTATTTTTTAATCAGAGTCATCAAAGGACTTAATATAATGTCTGTTACAGATACTTTGGCGTTTAATTGCATTTGCAACAGATAATAAAGAATTAACACCTCAAAAAGAAATTAATAAAGATATATTAGCAATAATGAATATATATGTAACTAAAATAACGATTTAAAAAAATACAGAAACAGAAGTCAAATTAAACGTGACCTAATAATTTAATTTAAATAGTATCTATTTATATTAGTTTATAACAGTTTATAATTATATAGCAGCTACTTATCCCAAGAAATATTATAATTTAAAACTTTTATTATTATTAATATATTATCTAATAAACTTGATTTAATAGTATTATAAAAAATAATTTTATTATTCATATGTTAATAAATCATCATTGATTTGAATTAGTTAAATATTTTATTTTATATTTTAAATACTTATTACTAAGTCTCATTATATTATTATTTAGAAAATGTGTATAATCATCCTTAGATAATACATAAAAATCTTTTTTAATATAGTCTTGAAATATTACAAAATTTTTTTTTAAAAAAAATTCCTTATGAGGGGTACATACTAGTGTACCCTTTTTAAATATTGAGCTCTTATTATTAAACTGTCTACTTTCTATAGGTACAAATCTAGAAGGATAAAACTTGTTAATTTTAAAAAAATATTTATTATCTTTATCATCTACTAAATATTTAGATTTAACAAATCCAATCATAGATTCATTATTTATATTAAAGACTAATTTAAAATTTGAATCATCTACATTGAATGTAGGTATGACATTTTTATTAATAATGGTTCCTATTATAGGTAGGTGATCAGATGTAGGATAATTAGTGGCATCATAATTTAAAGAATTTGGTTTATTATCATTAGTATTATCTGGCGTTTTCTGATATACCAATAATCCTTGAGATACTAAAATGTAATCACCAAATAAATTATCAATATTTTTACCACCTCTTAATGATGTTTTTCCTACACAACATGTTTCAGGAGGTTGTTTATGTGTACTAACTTTTAAATTTTTAATGTGGTCTATGTTTATGGATAATTTACTAAAAGGATAAAATTCATCGGACTTCCAATAATCATGGAGTCCATGATCATTAAAATCTCCACACATAATAATATGAAATGAATTATTATTTATAAAGTCATTACTTTATTTTTTGCAATAGAATTTATAAGCGCCTCACTAAATGCATCTGTAAAGTGTGTTATATTACCAAAATCTTTAATTTGATGTCCGTTGTGTAAATTTATAATAAGATAATTATTATTATGTAATTGATCAACCAAACTTATTATTAAAAATGGTCTACCCTTGTCTATATTTCCATTAGTTTTAAGAAAACCAGAACAGGTTATATTTGTTGATTTAAATCTTTTATTATACAAAATCATAACTTTAGCGGTATTATTTAAACTTGATAGACAACAATCATATTTATTTAAAGACTTAGTAATGACTGTATAATCACTAGGAACTTCTTGTAATGCTATTATAAATTTTATAATATTATCTTTACATGTAGTTGGTAATTTATCAGGCATCTGTGTAGTTTTACTTAGTTCACACGTATTATCATTAAATACACATTTATTCCAAGCTAAACATAGAGCTGATTTATCATTAAAACTGGTTATATTTGCAGTCGTCGATCCCCAAGAAATATTATAACTCAAAACTTTGATCATTATAATATTATATAAATTCATATATATTTTTTTAATTAAATGTCAAAGGATCAAAAGTTTAATATTTAGTAAATAAACATTTAATAAGTTGTATTGGTAAAGAATTAAATCAATTAAAATATTAACATGACGATATATAATTCATGGTTTATCTAAAAATTATTTTTTTTGATTATTGTGTTACTACTAATAAAAAAAATCTTTAAAACAATCTAAAGTTAATAATATTTTTTCATTAATATATTTAGCTCCACATATGAGTGGAGCTAGTCTCTTATTTGTTTTATAATCTATATTTTTACATCCTTTTGATATTTTATTTTAGCTCCTCACGTGAGGAGTTAAAATTTTATTCTTTTAACAATAATCTATATTATTGTTAAAAGAATTTTAACAATAACCTTTTGATATTGTCTTTCTTGTAAATCCAATAAATTTATAAAATAATCTTAAAACTTAAAGATAAATATTATAATGCAACAATTAATTACTTAAATTGAGAAAGATTAAATGAAAAATATATTCAAATTGAATTATTACAATAAAATATATATATTAGAATTAGAATAAAAAAATAAAATTAGAATTTATTAAATAAATTATTAATATTTTATATATTATTTTTAATATATTCAATATTTTTATAATATAAAAATCTTTATATCTTATTTATATATTTTACAATAAATTTTTATATTATTAAAAATACTTAATGATATAATTTATGTGTAGTTTATTTTATTTTTATTTATATCATATAGTATAAGCAAAAATATATAGTTTATTATAATATAATGGATTTTCAAACATTTATAAATAAATATAGTATTGTTAAAGATTTTTATAATATTATTAAAAAAGATTATATAGAAAGATATAATGAATTTTTAATTGATAGTGAAATATTAAGAAAATAGTTACAAATATTAAATAGACAAATATTTAATAATACTATAAAAAGAAGTTATAAAAGAAATATGGATTATATAATTAAAAAAATGAAAAATACTGAAGGTAGTGGTGATCATAATTTAGAGATTATAACACATACCAGAAGCAGCTAAAAAAAATTGTTTATCTACTAATTCTAAAATGGAACCATTAGTGCAACAGTATTTTTTGGATTTAGAAGTTGCTCTAAATAAATATAATATTATAGATGGAATGATGAATAAAATAGAACAAATAGAAAATAATCAAAAACCTAAAATTAATACAACTAAAATAATAATTTATGTTTTTAGAGCATTAAATACAGATTTAACTTTATATAAAAT